GACTGCAATAGAGACAACACGCGGATAATTATTAATGGTGATTTATTTCATAACATTATTAGACATAGTAAAGGCGCAATGAGAGAACAAAAGTTAAACTCTCAAGAACAATATGATTATGTAGCGGACCTATTTAAAAACTATGTGGATCTAATTGATGCAGTAGTAGTTGGCAACCACGATTGGCGGACAGAGGAAGAAACAGATATTGATTTAATGTATATGCTATGCAGGGAATTAGGGATAAAAGATAAATACATGAAGTATCGTGGAGTCATGGGATACAGCATAAACAAAAACTTTTATTCGATTGAAATGTTTCATGGCACCGGTGGAGGGAGTACCACTTCAGCGGTGGAAAATAGCCTAAAGAAGTTAAAGCGAACTACATCAGACATTATGTATTGTGGCCATTGGCACAAGGAGTTTGCCAAACCTTATAAAGAACATCACATTGACCCATACAATAAACAGGTAAAGCAATATAAAAAGTGGCTAATCTGTGGGAATACCTTAGTAGACACGGAATCCTATGCGGAGAAGTCAGGGTATGCAGAGGGATTTCCAAGCCAGGCAGTAATTAAGCTATCAGGTGAGAGAAAGAAACGTAACATTGAAGTGGAGTGGATTAGGTAATGGTTACTCTTAATAGCCCGGCTTTAGGTATAGTGGTTATTCTATTTTTGGTAGTTGCTTATTTTATGACGATTAGAGTAATGAGATATGACATTATTGACGTTATTGGATATACAGTGATGTTTATCTGTGCAATTACAGGAGTTTTTATAGGCGGAGTTTATCCGTTTATGTAGGAGGATGTGATATGACGTGAATGAACAACAAAAACGATTTGCCGATTATTACATCGAAACAGGGAACGCAACTGAAGCATATAGGCGAGCAGGATATAAAGCAAAAGGGAAGTCAGCAGAAGTAAATGCTTCCAGATTGCTAAGTAATGCTAAGGTTAAAACCTACATCGATGATTTAATAAATGGCAAGGATTCCGAACGGATAGCTAAACAAGATGAAATCCTTGAGTTTTTATCAAAAGTGTTACGTGGAGAAGTGGATGAAGAATTTGCTATTGGTGTGGGTAAAGGAGCGCAAATGCTAACTAGAAAAGAAGTGGATGCAAAGGATCGCATTAAGGCAGCAGAACTTCTAGGCAAGCGCTACACCCTATGGACAGATAAAACCCAATTAGAAGGCACAATCGGTGTACAGATAGTTGATGATATAGATGACTAGGCTTTCAAATGTAGTCGCTCCTTCCTTTCATAAGGTGCATAAACTCATGAAAGAGCAGAAATACACCCACTATTGGCTAGGCGGTGGCCGTGGTAGTACGAAATCTTCCTTTGTCGCTATCGAAGTAATATTAGGGATTATGAAAGACCCTAATAGTAATGCGGTGGTCTTGCGTAAGGTTAAGGACACGTTAAAGGATTCCGTGTTTGAACAGTTATGCTGGGCAATAGAAGTATTGGGAGTCAGCCAATACTGGCATGTTCCAGAGGCGATGCTCGTGTTAACCTATCTACCCACTGGACAAAAGATTATCTTCCGTGGTGCCGATAAGCCAAAGAAGATAAAGTCCATTAAGTTCTCCAAAGGATATTGTAAGTTTATATGGTACGAAGAGGTGGACGAATTCGAAGGTATGGAAGAAATACGAATGATTAACCAATCCTTAATGCGTGGTGGCCAATCGTTTGTCGTATTCTACAGCTATAACCCTCCTAAGAGTGCCAATAACTGGGTGAATGCTGAAGTACAGCTTACCAGGGAAGATAGGCTATTCCATCACTCCAATTATCTTACCGTGCCAAAAGAGTGGTTAGGTGAACAGTTCATTATAGAAGCGGAACACTTGAAAGAAGCAAAGCCGAAAGCTTATGAACATGAATACCTGGGCGAAGTAGTGGGAACAGGCGGAGAAGTCTTTGACAATGTTCAGATACGTAAAATAAGCGATGAAGAAATTGCAGACTTCTATAATGTGAAGCGAGGATTGGACTTTGGTTTTGCGATAGATCCTCTCTCCTATACGACAGTCCATTATGACCGGAAGAAGAAACGACTCTACATCTTCCGTGAATTATATAAAGTAGGAATGAGTAATCATGCTGCCTATCAAGAAATCAAAACAGAGAACAAAAACAATGAAATGGTGTTAGCGGATTCAGCCGAACCGAAGAGTATTCACGAATTACGGCAATATGGGTTAAAGATTCGTGGAGTCAAAAAGGGTCCCGATAGCATCGAGTACGGAATAAAGTTCTTACAGAGTCTTGAATCCATCATAATAGATGATATACGGTGTCCAGAGACCGCTAGAGAGTTCTTAACCTACGAGTTGGATAAAGATGCCAATGGAAACTTTAAAGCGAGTTACCCCGATAAAAATAACCATGCAATCGATGCGGTACGCTATGCCTTGAATGACGAGGCGATGAAGTTTAAAGAGGAACAGAAACACAAACATGATCCCGACAACTTAACACCAGGCGAGAAACAAGCAAAGGCCATCAAGCAAATGACAGGTGGCAAGCCGAATGTATCAGCTTTTACGAAATGGTAGGTGATTGAAATGGAAATATGCCCGAAATGCCAAGCATTACTAAGGATAGGCACCTCTTATATGACATTCGAGAATGACGATACACCCGAAGCAGAAACAATCGCTTACACCAACTTACCGTTAATTTGTCTCAACAAGGGTTGTGATGATTACGGTGGCGAAAATGTATCAAGTCCTCGAATCATCGTGGAAACCATTAAGAATAGGGTGAACTAATATGGATTACATTCTCGGACTACTGACAGCAGTGGTCTTTTTTATTGCTCTTATAGGCTTTTATACCATCGGATATAAGCAAGGTAGCAAGAAACCCGCAGTCATTGCGGATAAAGAAGAAGTACGCAAGGCGAAAGAACACCAGGAAAACTTTCTTAAACTAATGAATTATGATGTACATCAAGCGACACAGAAAAAGAAGGTGACATAACGTGGATGATAAAAAAACAAAAGACTGGCAATTGTATGAAGCGGGTAAGAAGTACAACAACAGTCTGAAACCATCTTATTATGACACCGTGGATGCAAACCTAGCCTTTTTCGAGGGCGATCAGTGGCGAAACCTTGAAGCAGATAACATGCCGAAACCTGTATTCAACATTATCAAGCGTGTAGGTACCTTCTTTGTCAGCTCGCTTACTACATCGAAAACAAAGCTACACTTTGAACCGTTGCTCAATGCAGATAATGGAGATAGTGAGGAGTTAGCACCTTCAGACTTTGCGAATGCCATGGTATCTAACCTATTTGAAAAGTTTAAGATGGACTTTCGGATTAAAGATGCGTTGTTTGATGGAGTCAAAACAGGTGATTATTGCGCTCATTTCTTCTTTAACACGGATAAAACACCCTACGGCAATCAATACGGTGACATTAAAGGCGAGATTGAGATGGAGCTGGTGGATGGCAGCAACGTATTTTTCGGTAATGCGAACAATCCAAAGGTAGACTCACAACCTTACATTATCATTAGTGGCCGTGATATGGTCCAGAATTTGAAAGAAGAGGCGCAACGTTACAAACAGAAGGAACAAGAAGTGGATGGGATTGTAGCAGATAAGAACTACAATGAACAGTCCGGGGATAGTGGAAAGATTGAAGTTGAGGCAGATGCTTACGGCAAAGCACTTTATATCATTGTCTATCGTCGTAAAAAGGTGAAGCGTCCTTCCTTCGATGAAATGGGTGAACCTCTCTTAGATGAACAAGGCAAGCCAATTACAGAGGAAGTTTATGCGATTACAGCAACAAAGAGTGTCGAGAATGCCTATATTTATAAGGATATTGATACAGGAATGTCTCATTACCCGTTAGCGTGGGGTAATTGGGAGAAACAAAAGAATCAATACCACGGCAGAGCGTTATGCACAGGTATCTTGCCGAACCAAATCTTTATTAACCGTATGTTTGCTATGGTCATGTATCATCTGATGATGACGGCCTTTCCGAAAGCTGTATACAATGCGGACATTATTCCGAATTGGAGCAATGAGATCGGTTCAGCCATCGGAGTAAGTGGGATGGATTTAAACTCTCCTATTAAAAATGTCGCTGGTTATCTCGAGCCTGGTAACATGAGCAATCAGATTATCCAGACCATTGAATTGGCTATGCAATATACGAAGGAAACATTAGGAATTAATGACGCTTCACTAGGAAACATTGACCCGAAGAATACAAGCGCAATTATCGCTGTACAAAAGTCATCTGCTATCCCTCTTGAGAATCCAAAGGCGAACCTTTACGAGTGGATAGAGGACATTGGACAGATTCTAATGGATATGATGGGCACCTATTACGGAGTGCGACCTGTCGTTATTGAGGTAGAGGGACAAAAACAAGTCGTGGAGTACGATTTCAGTCTATTTAAAAATACATGGCTTAATGTAAGGGCTGATGTGGGTGAAGCTTCTTACTGGTCAGAGATTGCCTCACTGTCTACCTTAGATATGCTACTAGATAGAGAAAAGATTGAGTTTGTTGATTACCTCGAACGAGTACCAGATGAATACATCCCACAAAAGCAAGAGTTAATCAGCAAAATCAAACAGCAAATCGAAGAACAACAAATGATGGCAAACGATCCGATGAATGCACTAGCAGCATTATCACCAGAAGAACAGCAGGCATTCTATTCAGCTTCACCCGAACAACAACAAGCTATCTTACAACAGTTAGCTGGACCACAACAACAACCTCCTATGATGTAGGGGGTTTTTATTATGAGGAGGAAACGGAATGAAATTTGGCCAAGCGTTAGTAGAAGCTAAAAATGGAGAAAAGATTTTTAGATTAGGTTGGAACGGCAAAGGAATGTTTGCGGTCTATCAAAAAGGATATCCACAAGGGATTCCATGTAATAAACAAACTGCAGAGGCGTGGGGATTGAATGAGGGAGATTTATTCAAAGTCGAACCATACCTACAATTAAAAATGGCTAACGGTAGCCATTCTATGTGGCAACCTAATACATTAGATATTTTAGCAGAAGATTGGCAAGTAATTCGATAATACTTTGGGCTTAACGTGAGAGTCGTTAAGCCCTTTAATATTTCGCCTACCATAGCGAAGGAGGATTTTATTTATGTTAAAACCAATCGCCTACCATAGCGACTTATTATTAAAGCTAGACCTACAGTTATTCGGTGATGACGACGTGATACTACCTGATGGCTTTGAAATGGATTCACCACAATCCGAAGAAGTCGCAGAGCAAGAAATACAGGGAGAACAAGCAGAATCTATAGAGGATACCAAACCGATAGAGGAAGTGAGCGAACCTGTCAACGAGCCACAAAAACTCAAGATTAAGTACAACCATCAAGAGGAAGAAATCACACTTGATGAGGCTGTACAGTTGGCTCAAATGGGCAAGAATTATCCTAAGCTACAAGAGAAACTGCAAGAAACCGAGCAGTATCGTGAGTTTGTCGAGGGATTGGCCCAGCAACATGGAATGGAAGTTCCTCAATACCTTGACGCTGTTAGACAACAGAGAGAACAGGAACGAATCGATCAGTTAGTCGAGCAAGGTATATCCGAAGAATTAGCACAAGAAATGTTAGAGAACCGTAAATTTCGTGAACAGTTTGAAACGGAAAAGCAAACCAAAGCGCAAGAAGCCAAACAGAACGAAGAATATCAAGAGTTCTTTGACTATTTCAAGCAAGCGAACAACCGTGACTTTGTCGCAGGACAGGATGAAATCCCTCCAAACGTATGGGAAGCCACCCAAAAGGGCGTACCACTTAAATACGCTTATATGGAGCATCAAAACAACCAATTTAAAACGCAGTTACAAACCCTTAAACAGAATCAGTCCAACAAGCAGAAGGCTCCTGTGGGCAGTTTAACCGCACATGGAAGCAATGAGGTAGCGAGTGAGGACGATTTCTTGGCAGGGTTTAATTCGATAAAATAGGAGTGATTACAGATGGCAGTAAATTTAGCTTCGAAGTATTCAGATAAGGTCGATGAAAGATTTAAATTAAAATCGTTTACAGAATCAGCAGTAAACCGTGAATACGATTGGAATGGTGTCAATTCAATCAATGTTTACTCTATCCCAACAGTGGCAATGGGCAACTATACCAAGACAGGTCTTTCACGTTACGGAACGGCAGCTGAATTGGATAACACAGTACAAACAATGACGCTTACTCGTGACCGTTCATTCACATTTACAATTGATCGTGCTAACCACCAAGATACTCAAATGGTTATGCAAGCTGGTAAGGCTCTTGCTCGTCAAGTCGATGAAGTAATTGTTCCAGAGGTTGACACTTATCGTTTAGCGGCAATGTCAGCTTCAGCAATTGCTAGCGGAAATACAGCAACAGTGGCTATCACAGCCGCAAATGCGTATACACAATTTTTAAAAGCGGGAGAAAAACTCGATGAAAACAAAGTGCCTGGTCCAGGTCGTATTGCATTCGTTACACCTGCTTTCTATAGTTTCATTAAACTAGACCCTACATTTGTGAAAGCTTCTGAAATTGGTCAAAAAATGCTTATCACAGGCCAAGTAGGTGAAGTGGATGGTGTGAAGATTGTTAAAGTTCCTTCTACTTACTTCCCAGCGAACCATGCATTTATCTTAGTTCACCCTTCAGCGACGGTTGCGGCTGAAAAGCTACAAGATTACAAGACTCACGACAACCCTCCTGGTATTAATGGATGGTTAGTAGAAGGTCGTAAGAGATATGATGCGTTCGTTCTTGAAAACAAGAAAAACGGATTATTTGCACATAAAATTCTTTAATTTAATGGAGGTAATCTATAATGGCTGAAAAGAAATACCCTTTAACACTTGAACATAAAGATGGTGGTAAAGCGGTTGTCCGTGATGAAATTCAAGCGGCAGCATTTATAAAAGCTGGTTTCGAAATAGTAACCGAAAAGAAGAAGTAAGTTAAAGGGGGAAGTGGGGCAATCGTGCTTTGCTTCCCCCTTTTTTTGATGAAAGAAGGTGAGTGTATGAGCGTAACAGCTCAAGATGTATTCATAATGGCAATGGATTTAATCGATGAAGAAACAGAAACAGGAACCTTTGAAGGTTATCCAGACGAATACAAGCGAAAGTCTTGGAAGTTTCTTACGATGCTACAAGCGGAATTACTCCCACCATACCTTGCCCCACGAGGGATTATAAACGAAAAAGACGTATTTCAAATAGATGATCGCACAGCAGCAACAGCGTTACCCTATGGTTTAGCGGCTCACCTTCTTATGAATGAAGACCAAAACCGAGCTGCGTTCTTTAATGCTCGATACGATGAGTTAAAACGGAAACGTCCAGCTGCGATTGTGTCGATTGAAGATGTATATGGAATTGCAGGAAGGCAACAAAAAGTAGCTAACCCAACAACTCCTGATATCGATGGTGGTTCGTTTAAAGATACAAAAAACGGTACCTATGATGGGGGTGTAT